CTTAAACATTATCTCATCATGTGTTCTTGGGTTTCTTAAAAGTAATAAAGGATCATTCAATAATTTATCATCTATCTCTTCTCTAGTCATGGGACATTTGTCTCTTAATCTTTCTATCTGTTTTATGGGACCAATTTTGGCCTCTATTCTTAAAAGACCTCCCAAAATTGTGTCCCCATCCTCAAATTCTGCCATTGTTTCAACAAGTCCACCTTTTATTATCTTGTGACTAGCCATATATAGTGTTTTCTCTTGAGAATTCATTGAATTCCATTCTGTTTTGAAAATTCTATAATTATGGAATTCTGGGCCCAGTAGCAACATTAATGCTGGATTGAATAGAGGGTATAATCCAATGTGGTATGGTAAGATTCTGATTCCCAATTTCATTGGGTCATTCACCCCTCCTCTGTTGGTGTGATAAATTGATTCACAATATTTTTTATTTAATATTGATGCTAAATAATACAAATCTAATCCACCACCATTTTCAACAATCTGTCTGCAAGAAGAGTAGCATTCTTTAACCATTCTAAAAAAAGAATCAGTATTCACTGGGTGCACAGAAGACAGAGCAAATTTCATCAAAGTTGGAACAAAACTCATATTAGTTATGAAAAGAGAGTTAAATTCTCCTATTAATGGGTTGATGCTTGATTTTACCATTGATGTTCTACAATTAAATAACACTTCAGAAACATGTTGACATCTTAAGAATAATCTTAATTTTTTTCTAATGTGTTCCATAGATCTCAATTCTGGACAGAAAATTGTGTATGAATCATCAGAAGACAATAAATCCTCATGATCTTTATAATCCAATTTGTTTCTAATGCACAGTCTTTTGTAAAGTTCATCTCTAAATGAGACCATAGCTAAATGTAAGAGAGATGATGTGAAATGTAATATACCCTGACCCATGTTTGACTCATTATCTATTGACACCAGTCCATCTGATAAGAACTTCTCTTTCACAGCTTGTAACAAATGATCATTATGTTTATATCTATTAGCGGTGTCCAGATACCAAGCTTTCATTAGCCTATCTGGCAGTATACATTTTTTATTCTGATGTCTAATTAGCACATCAATGAAGAAATTAAAAAAATTCCCCAGTTTGGATTTATAAGGCGAGAAAAGATAAATGAATTGTATGGGAACAAAGCTTGGACCCCATTTAGATTTATCAAAGGTCATATGCATTGGAGCTCTTAGACCTTCATATTTCTTTGAAGTGTACAAA